CCAGTTCCATGTGCTGCTGGCTCGTCTCGAGGAAGTCGGCTCGGGTGACGAATGGGTTCGCCGATCGCCATAGGTCGAGCGCCGGATGGGCATCGATCTCATCGCGCTCGCCACCCTGCACGCGGTAGAGCTTCCACTCCTGAGCTGCGATCGATTGCGCGATCCGGTTCACCACCGCGAACAGCCAGCCCACCGAGGACATCGCATTCAACTGCGATAGCTGGCTCGCCGGCTGGAGCGCACCGCCTTGGCCTGCGAAGCTCGCCGTCAGGCCGGTCGGCAGGCGCTCGGTGTTGATCTTCCCGAATGCTGTATCAACGAACCTCGATAGCAATGACATCGGTCTACCTCGTCCTCAGAATTTGCGCAGTCACGACGAGGCTCACCGCTATCACCAACAAGCCAGCACTCACCACTCCGATCGCATGCACCAGCGTCCCGGCTATGCCAGCCAGGCCGACCGTCTCGATCGCTATCACGTACCGCTCACGCATCAAAAGAATCTCACGTTCGGCGCGCCCTGGTTGGACAGATCGCTCAACGCATAGACAGCTGCATCCACCAGGTCATCATGCTCGTTCGCTACTGGGAAGCTGCACATCTGATCCTCGGCATCCTCGAAGATGCCCACATGGTGGACCCGTCCTTGCTCATAGAGGGCCGCGATCGGCTCTGCTCTCAGTGTCTTGCCTCGAGATGCGCGGATCGCTTCCACATTCACGCTGCGCCCCAAGCCCTCGCAGACACGGTTCAGCGTATCGATCACCATGTCGCCGCCGTTGTTGACCTCTGCGACGATCTTGTCAGCCTGCCATCGGTCATATGCCTCAAGCGCCTTCATGGCCCATTGCTGGGGCGGTAGCCGGTAGCCATCAACACTGAGCACGTAATAGTCGCCCTCGGGTCCAATGCCGGCGACTGCGATGGCTGTCTCGTCGCTCTCGCTGTTTGCGGTGACAGCCGGGTCGATGGCGATGACGATGCGCGGCAGATCCAAGACCTTGACCTCGCTCTCGCCGTCCTCGGTTTCCACGAGCTGCATGGTCATCGGTGGCTCGAAGCGCCGGTGATTATCGATCCAGTCAAGGCGCCACAATGCGCCCTCGATCTCCTCGACATACTCGCCGAGCAACTCCTGCCGGCCCAGGCGTGTCCCGCCATAGCGACGCTCGAGCGCCTCGACAGCTGACCGAGCCAGCGCCGGGTTGTCGTACATCGTCCCATGCGTCGTGACCGTTCCTGGCTCATCCACCAATGCCCTCACCCATCGCGCGGCCTTCGGTGTCGTGGTGGCGATCACTCGAGGACTCTGACCCAGGCGGACGCCGAAGGTGGCCTGGTCGTAGCTGTCTCGCTTCCATAGCGCAAGCTCGTCGGCCCAGAGGAGCGTCCATTGCGGGCCGTTCCACCTCGCCGGCTCCTCGGCACCCTGGAACTTCACATATCCGCCGTCCTTGTGCCTGGCCTCCATCAGCGATCGATTCCACTCGAACTCGTCGCGAGCGATCGTGATCAGGCCACTCTCGCCCTCTGCGCAGACCTCGCGGGCCGACTGGATCGTGGGCGCGCCGATGCCCACTCGAGCATCCATGCCATAGGACCGCAGATGATCTAGCACGTACCGCGCGCCGCCTTCAGTCTTGCCGGAGCCTCGGCCACCCAGCATGATCCATAGGCGCCATTCGCCATCGGGCGGCACTTGGTGCGGATAGGGCGACCATGCAGCTGCCTTCCCGCTCGCGCTCATGCCGAGCAATCGCGTGGGCCGCGGTACTGAGGGCCGCGGTATCAACGTCTGCGTCACTCGAGTGGACCCATAGCTTCCTCGAGGATGCGGTCCGCGCCCATGCCGAACTCCCGAAGGCGCCTGTCTGGATCGGGGATGGCATTGATCTCTTGAAACAGGACGACGATGTTCTGGACGATCGGCGCGACCATCTGCACGGCAACGTCCTGGCGCATGGTGGCCTCGCCGCGAGCCAGCCGCTCGAGCTTGACGCCAACGTCTGCGAGGTAGCCGGAGTCGCGAGGCGTGAGCTGCGCGATGTTCTTCGCTGCTTGCTGGAAGCCACCCATCGCCAATGACTGCGCCGCGGTGCCGAGCCTGGACTGGCGATCATTCATCTCTTGGACGACAGCAGCATGCTCGATGGACTTCTGCGCCTGCGCCCGCTCGGTTGCGTCTTGGATGCGCTGCTGCCAATTGAACCGCTGAGAGTACGCCTTGAGGGTGCTGAGTGAATAAGAATGGCCCATGCCAGCATCGGTGCAGATAGCGTGGAGCTTCTCGAGGGTGCGTGACTCCCCCATCATCAGATAGACATCGAAGAGGGTGTCTGCTTTTTGCCTGACTGATGCTCGGTCAGTCATGGTGGGCCATCCATGCGTCCACGAGATCAGCGTCGTGATGGTCTGGATCGATGCCTATGGCGAAGTTGTCGCTGAGTTTGTTGAAGAGTTCGATCTCGGCTTCGACGAGGCTGTTGGGGATGGTGGAATCGTCGCCGATGAAGTACTGGACATGCTCGGTGATGAAGTGCATGGCCTCCTTGAGTGGAGGGGCATGGAGCATGGTTCCTGGTGGGCCGACCTGGTCAAGCTGGGGGATGGTGGAGAGTAATGTCTTGACGAGTTGGTCGTCCATAGAGCACCTCAGCTGCGCCCAATTTTGCACAAGTTATAACCTTTTGCTGGTTCTTTGCCTAGGTTTGCGTTGAGTTTAGGAGTAGGCGCCACCTCAGATAGCTGATGGGAGCCATATCAAAGCAGATCCCGCAAGATTTTCGTTCGAGTCGGATGGCGCAACTTCCTTAGGGCTTTTGCCTCTATCTGTCGGATGCGCTCGCGGCTGACGCCCATAACAACAGCCACCTGCTCCAAGGTTTTCCATTTGTTTCCTTCTCCAAGGCCATAGCGCAACCGCAGCACCTCCGCCTCCTTGGGAAGTAAGCTCTCCAGTACTAATGCCAAACACCGAGCGCGTTCTTCCTCGATCATGACGGCAGATGCTTCCTCTTGGGGGTCCGAATCTTCATCGACCACCAGTTCCATGGGGGATCGCTCCCCGAAGAAGAACCCGTCTTCATCACGGATCTTCAATTTCTTGACGTAGGTATAGCCCCCTGTCATCACCGCCGCATGGCGTTCATATGCTGCGAGCCGGTCGCCGAGGCGGCGATACGCCATAGGTGATAGCCGCTCCTCCTCGATCGCTCGCCTGATCTCGTCCAAGAGTTTCGACCCTTCTTTGCTCATCTGAAATGGCGCACTGAATGGACTGCGCTGGATGCGCATGATCGTCTTGAACTTGACTAGCTGGTAGCGGAGACATGCGACTGCATAGGTGGCGAACGTCCCCAGCGATGGCTCGTGGTTCCACGCTGCGTCATACAGAACCTCGATCAGATACGAGGCAGCATCGTCATAGTCATAGAGCACTGTCGCCGTATGACCTACGTCGCGGCTCAAGACCCAATGGATGAGCTTGCCATTCTGAGTGACTACCTGCCACGCTAGTCTGAGCGCCTCGGGGTCAAGCTCTGCCTCGGCCCGATCGAGGAAGCTGGTCTTGTAGTCATAGAATCGCTGATGATTCTCTTGCCGCTGTTGCTGGCTTATCTCAAGCATTGTTATCAACCTCCGATGTCAAACCAGCTGCATGGGAAGGGTGACCGCGGAGAGCCGGCGGATGGCGAGCTGGACGTATTCTGGATTGAGTTCGATGCCGATCCCGCGTCTGCCCAGCTGTTGCGCGACGACTATGGTGGTCCCTGATCCTGCGAATGGATCGAGGACCGTGCCACCAGAAGGGCATCCAGCCAAGACGCATGGCCTGACTAATGCTTCGGGGAACGTGGCGAAATGTGCGTCAGGATAGGGCTGGGTCGTGACCTCCCAGACGCTGCGCCTGTTGCGTCCAGTACCATCCGGGCTGTCGTAGTAATACCGTCCGGCCTTGGTTAGCAGGAAGATGTATTCATGCGCCCTGGTTGGCCTGTCGGTGACGCTCTCAGGCATCGGGTTAGGCTTGCTCCAGATGATGTCGGACCGGAGATACCAGCCATCGTCTTGGAGCGCGAACGCTACGCGCCACGGCATGCCCACGAGATCCTTGGGCTTCAGCCGTCCACTCATCGAAACAAGCGAGCCGAAGGGGCGAAGCTCTGTCTGGTGTAGTGCATAGGTCCGGCCATAGCCCAGATCGATTGAATGGCTGGTGAGGTCTGCACGGGTCGCCCATCCCTTGATCTTCAGATCGTCCACCGTTCTCCCAGTCACGAGGACATAGAGGTCGTGAGGCGGATTCTCTAATCTACAAAGAAGCTGGCCGTCGTCTCGTGGTGTCCATTTGACGTTGATCTGCTCGCCATGGAACCAGACGTCACATTCGTCACCACCGAGGCCCACGGCATCATTGGCTACTTGCCGGCCCAGGCAATCAGCCACGAACCGCTCCGCAGCTGCTGCCATCACATCGACCTCGGCGCCAGAGCCTGGGATATGGACCCCCCTATCGACGACGCCGGCATTCCGTTTCAACGTGAAGCGATCACCATCTTGCTCGTTGCGCCTCACGGTGACTGAATGATAGGAGTCGCCCAGATTCAGCCAGACGGTGCCGGTGGGCTTCAGGACGCGCCAGATCTCGCGGAAGGCTTCCACCATGCCGGCAACATACAACTGCGGAGATGCTTCGAGGCCCAATTGACCATCGATGCCATAGTCCCTCAGTCCCCAATAGGGCGGACTGGTCACCACGCAATCAACGCTCTCACTCGGAATGGGCAGCGCTCGAGCATCTGCCTGGTAAAGGCGGCTCACTCCATTGTCAAACGCTGGCTGGTCGTTGTGGATCTCCTCGAGCCTCATCATCGGCCTTTGACTTCTTGCTTCGGCCCCCTCAACGCTGAGTAGACGTCATTGAGGGCTTTATATATCAACGCTTCATCTGCCGGATTGTCTTGCACCATCTTATTGATCGCTGTGAGGGATGACCCGCGGTTCTGCGCTATGTGGTATAGACCCTCAATCAAATACTTGGTGTACTGCGGATCGGCTGGGAGCATGTTGTGGATCTCCTCAAGCTTTGTCATCTGCCTCTTACCTCTCGCATCAACCCCATCACCGCTGAATGAAGGTCACTGAGGATCTCATATACCTCCTGCGGCAGCGGCACGGTGTTGAGCGCCTTGGCTACATCTTCAAGCTTCCAATCGGTATATCGCAGGTCGGCTGGAATCATCTGGTCACGCCTCCTTCTTGTTATCTGCGCTTGCATCTGCGCAGCTGCTGGCGCAATTGCGCAGTTTCGCTCTCCAAGGCTTCATCACCATAAAAGAGCATGGCTCAGATCCCCTATATGAGAACAGCGCATCAAGCGCTCCTCTATAGAGGCGCAGTTGCGCAGTTGATCACTCACGGTGTTGGTTCTCGACCACGCCATAGATGAGCTTATGGCCATCGCGGCGGACCACGGTGAACATCGGCGATGCGGCGAGTAGTTTGGCAACGCTTCCACGCGAGTGCGCGATCGCCTTGGCTATGTCATCTGCCCATGCCTCACCATTGCCGAGGAGGAAGAGCCGGATCTCCTCAGTCAGTCCACCAGATGCAACCTTGAGTGCCAGTAGCTCAGGGAAGTCGGATGTCATCGGTCGCCAGAGCCTAGACACACCGTATTCGTCGAATTCGTACCCCAGGCTGCCCAGCGGAGGCCGTTTCATGTCATTGGCCTTGACCACCTGGAGGCCGACGCCGATGCGGTTGTCTTGGTATTCAGTGAGGAGCTGGACGATGATGTCCGCGCCTGCCTCAAAGTGCATGGAACCGAACATATGCGTCGCGTCGTTGCGCGGCGAGTGAGCGATGCCGACCCAGGTGGGGAACAGGCCATTGAGGATGTCGATCGTCTGGTTGGCCACCCGGTTGTCGATCAGGTCGCCATAGCCTGCGCGGCTGATGGAGTCTAGAAAGCCCACCTGCACGCCTTCACGGTCCACGGCATTCGCGATGCCATCCTCGACATCGGCGAGGCTCTTGCCTCGAGCGTTCATCATCAGGATGGGTCGGTCTGGAGGCAAGCCCAGTGCCCGATTGAGGTCACCGAGCCTACGTTGCATGGAGCCATCTGGTCGTTCGAGGTTCACATAGAGGACCGGCGCTTGCTCCACCTTGAAGGGGAATTGAATGCCGGCATCGATGGAGATGGCCATGGTCATGGCAGTCATCGTCTTCATGCGCTCAGGTGGACCGAAGATGATGGTGCCGCCACCTCGGACGACATACGGCGCCAGCATGAAATCTGGCAAGGTCCGTTCATCCATGCCAACCACGAACGATGGCGTCAGCGTCTCCACCCATTTCGGCCAGATCAGCGTGGTGAAGATGTCGAGGTCGTGCTTGAGTTGTTCTCTGGTATATAGC